CCCCACAGCAGAAGAAGTACTACGAGTTACTCAAAGAACGTATGCTGATTCAAACTGGGGGCGAGACGATTAGCGCAGTCAACGCGGCGGCTGGTGTCTCCAAGCTGTTGCAGATTTCCTGTGGTGCTGCCTACACCGATGCCGGTGAAGTAGTTGAGTTCGATGCCGCGCCTCGCTTGGCGGTACTAGAAGAAATTCTTGAGGAGACTAGCCGTAAGGTTATCGTGTTCGCCCTGTTCATCAGCAGTATTGACGCCATCATCAAACACCTTGCCAAGCAGGGCATTCCTGCCGAGATGATTCGTGGCGATGTGCCGGCGTCTAAGCGTGGTGACATCATCCGCAGATTCCAGACTGACCCCGAACCCCGCATCCTTGTGATGCAACCGCAAGCAACTGCACACGGCCTCACTTTGACCGCCGCTGACACAGTTGTGTTCTATGGCCCTTTGATGTCGGTGGAGCAGTACATCCAGTGTATTGCCCGCGCTGATCGCAAGGGTCAGACGTCCGACAAGGTTACTGTTCTACACATAGAAGGTAGCCCGATAGAAAGGAAAATGTTTAAAGCATTGACCTCCAAGGTGAGCGACCACTCACTTCTTACCCAATTGTTCGAGAGCGAAATTAAATCTTGAAAGGAGTTGCAATCAATTTAATTTCATGTACACTGTCCAACCTTAGACAAACATCAGGAGAAAATAAAAATGAGTGAACAAACAATACCACTCGATAAGTTAGCAAAGGTCTACCGCAAAATGCGTGACCAAATTTCGGAACTGACCAAGGAGTACGACACGCAAGTGGAGTTGCTCAAGGCTCAGCAAGACGAGATCAAGAACGCGATGAAAGAACAGATGCAAGCCCTCGGCGTGACTTCTGTTCGCACTGACCAAGGCACAGTAGTTCTGTCTGTAAAGACTCGCTACTCAACCGCCGACTGGGACTCATTCAAGAAGTTTGTGCTGGAGCACGATGCCCTCGACTTGTTCGAGAAGCGGATTGCCCAACTCAACATGAAGCAGTTCCTTGACGAAAACCCCGGTGTCGTACCCCCGGGTCTGAATTCAAATTCAGAGTATGACGTATCGGTACGCAAACCAACTTCTAAGTGAGAAACTAAATGAGCAACGTAGCTTTATTCAACCCTTCCCAACTACCCGCCTTTGCACGCACTGGCGAACTCTCTGACGTAGCACGAGCCCTAGCGGGTGGTGGTGCAGGCAACGCAGGCAAGCGTATCTCCATCAAGGGCGGTGTATTCCGTCTCTTAACTGGGGGTAAGGAGGTTGCCGCTATTGACGAACGCTTCCTTGATGTGGTGATTGTCAAAGCCGCGCCCAAGATCGCACGTACCTTCTACGCTAAGGCATACGATGGCGAGACAGCCGCCGCTCCTGACTGCTGGTCAAACGATGGCGACAAGCCAGACGCTAAGTCCCGCAACATCCAGTCCGATACGTGTGCAAGTTGCTCACAAAACGTGGCTGGCTCAGGCAACGGTCAAAGCCGTGCTTGCCGTTACCAACAGCGCCTTGCTGTGGTCTTGGCTAACAATGTCGAGGGTGATGTGATGCAGTTGGCTTTGCCCGCTACATCCATCTTCGGCAAGGAAGACGGCGAGAACCGCCCACTCCAAGCGTATGCCCGTTGGTTGGTGGCGCAGTCTGTTGACCCTAGCATGGTTGTGACCCGCATGAAGTTCGACACCAAGGCCGAAGCGCCTAAGTTGTATTTCAAGGCTATGCGTTGGTTGACTGACGAAGAGTACGAGTTGTCCGCCAAGCAAGGTGCGACAGACGATGCGTCCAAGGCCGTTGTGTTGAACGTGGCAAACCAAGATGGCAAGCCTGTCGACGCGCTCAAGGGTGCCGCGCCTAAGACCAAGAGCGTTGCCCAGTTAGCCGATGACGAGGCAGACGAGCCACCAGCACCAGCACCCAAGGCCAAGGCTAAGCCCAAGGCAGTTGAGGTGGAGGAGGACGAGGAGCCAACCGTGCGCAAGGAAGAGAAGAAGCCTAGCGCCGTGCCCGGCAAGAAGTCACTCGCTGACGTAGTCGGTGCGTGGGACGACGAAGACTAAAAAGAGGGTGGGATAAGTATTACTTATCCCCCCTTTACAACTTATGCCATATTCACAAAAAATCATTGACGAAATTGCGAAGACGCCTAAGTCGCTGGGAACCCAGCTAGGGCGTTGGGCGATTCACCATGACTTCTCGGTCGTGCGTATATCCAAAGCCTTGGGTGTGACGCGCCAAACTGTGTACAACTGGTTCTTGGGTAAAGACATCTTTCCCGCCTACGAGTACCGAGCCGAAGTCATGCTTGACATATTACAAAAATCAAAATCAGCCGACGAGGCTTGGAGAGAAACATGCAAAGTTTTCAACCTAGAAACTTGACCAACAGCGAACTCATTAACCAATGTGCTTTGATTCTCGATAGAGAAGACTTGCCCTCTGCGTTCCAACACGAACTGCTTCGCCGCTTCACGGCGCTTGCTCCGTTAGACGAGTTCCCACCAAAAGACCCCGCGCAAAAAGACTTGTTCCTCTAATTAACCCAAGGACTTAAATGAATCCGCTTGAATTCTTAGCGGTTGTTTTGCCGTCTTCGGGTCACGGGACTTATTGTGCGGCAGAGTTAACTAAGAAGAAAGAACATCTGTTCGTAGAGAACTTGGATGATTTCTACCCCAAGGTAACTACTTGGGTTGAACAAGAGAGTGATGTCTTTTTTGCGCTTGCTACGTTTGATGATGCGAAGAAACGCAAGGCCGAGAACGCCCGCTTCATCAAGTCGCTGTTCATTGACATGGACGGCTACGCCACCAAGAAGCAAGCAGCCTACGCGCTCAAAGCGTTCCTTGCCGAAACTGGCTTGGACATACTGGGCACACCGTGGATTGTTGGCTCTGGTGGTGGACTGCACTGCTACTGGCCTTTCGAGGAAGCCGTCGAGATCGTTGAGTGGAAGCCCCTTGCCGAGAACTTCAAACGCTTGTGCAAGCAACAGAAACTTAGCATCGACATGACCGTGACGGCTGACGCCGCCCGTGTGCTACGCATACCTGAGACAACCAACTTCAAGAAGAAGTACGAAACCCCGCGCCCAGTCAAACTGCTGGCAGAGGGCGATATATTTAACTTCGAGGATTTGAAAGCTCACGTAGTGAGCCAGTTAAAGAGCATTGCACCAGCACCTGTAGCGTCTACCATTCCGGGCAAGCGTCCAACCAACGCCCCCGTTGTGCCCCCGTCAACAACCAGTGTTACTCTGTTTGAGAACAGCGTAACTAAATTTGCCAAAATCTTAAAGCGTACCAAAGACGGTACGGGGTGCGCCCAGTTGCGCCACTATGCAGAAAACGCTAGTGATGACGGCATGGAACCCCTGTGGCGTGGGTGGTTGAGCATCGCTAAGCCCTGTGCGGATGTGGATAAGGCGGCTATATGGCTGACTGACTTGCACCCCTACACGCATGAGCGTATGCACCAGAAGTTGGCAGAGATCAAGGGACCGTACCCATGCATCAAGTTCGATAGCGAGAACCCCGGTGTCTGCGATGGGTGTCAGCACTTTGGCAAGATTACCAACCCGCTAGCCTTGGGGCGCGAGATCATGCTCGATACCGCTTCAAAAGAAATTGAAGTGCATGTGGCTACCGACAGCCCATCTATCAATGAGGAAGTCCGAAAAGTTCTTCGCCCCACCCCTCCCAAAGGCTATGCCTACGGTGCACGGGGTGGGGTATTTATGGAGAAAGAAGATGTAGACAGCGAAGGCAACAAAACCAAACGGCAGATCATGATCTTGCCCCACGAGTTATTCGTGGTAGACATTCTGCGCCACAACGGGGAGCACACGGTTCACATGCTGAGCCTGCGACCTGACGGGGTGGAGACAGTGACCATGTCACAGAAGGCTGTAGTAAGTAAAGACGAAACAGTCAAAGCGCTTGCGCTTCAAAACGTAATTGCCTCTTATGGTTCGGGCAATGATAAGAACCTATTTGATTATGTGCGGGCTTGTGTAGAACAGGCAAGTACAGGAAAGGCTCCCGTGAGAGTACCCACTAACTATGGCTGGCAAGACAACGACACATTCGTATTCGCTGGCAAGATTTTCTCTAAGGGGTTACCCCCCGTATCCGTGCCTATGCCCGGCTTGGAGAACATCGTCTCCAACACCAAACCCACTGGAACGATTGAGGCATGGCGCACATTCGTGCAGATGCTTATCAAGAAGGAAATGTGGGATC